GTCTCCCGCCTCTGCCGACGAAGCGGCCCTTGCGCACGAGCACCGTTGGTCCCGAGGGGGCCGCACTCGCGGCCCCCTCCTGCTCTTTCTTCGCCATCGCGTCCTCCTACGTGATGTCGTAGAGGATGCCGACCGGCGTCACCGTCGCGGACGGGACGTAGAACGGCTTGAAGTCGTTCCGGCACGTCGCCATGAACACGACTTGGTCGAGTTCGATGTAGCGGTCGGTCGACCCGTTGACGTTGATGCCGCGCCGGGTCGCGAGCCCGTAGCTCTCGCGATGCACGCAGATGATGGAGCCCTTGACGTTGTTCGCGGCCATCGCGTCGTGCACGCCCGTCGCGTTCTTCTCCGTCACGAACTCGGAGACGATGACGGGCGAGCCGAGGATGGCACCCAACTGGCCCTGCAGGATGGTCGCCTGCCCGCCGAACTTCTCCAGCGTCAGGAACTCGGCCTGCTTCATGAGCGACTTGAGGCCGTGGAAGCCCGTGATGAACGCGAGCGGCGACGGCGACGCACCCCACGCACCCATGAGGTACGTGAGGTCGATGAGCTTCGCAGCCGTCGCCTGACCGGCCGCGTCGACCTTCGCCGGGTACGAGGCCGTCATGAGCGAGTGGAAGCGGAGGCCGTTCCACGCACGACGCACACCCTGCGCCGGGTTGAACGTCGTGCCGTCCATCGTCGTGCCCGCCTCGGCATTGATGATGGCGTCCTCGATGCCGCGCGCGAGCACCTTCGCCGCGTTCTGGATGATGAACGGCACCATCGCGACGACCGAGTCCTCGATGATTTCGGCCGACGCGAACGTGCGCACGCCGAACTTCTGCGCCGTGAACGTGACCTTGTTCGTCGTCGCCTGCGACGCGCTGATGGCGGCATCGACGCCGTCACCCGTGGCCTCGGACATGAGGTACGCGGTGAGGTCGGAGCCGAGCACCGGCCAGTCGAGCGTCTTGCTCGTCATCGTGATGGGCGTGAACAGCGGCGACACGCGCGACCACACCTGCACGAGGTCCATCAACTGGGCCGAGAGAATCGTCGGCACCCAGTTGAGGCCCTGCGTCGTGGTGCCCTCGTTGAACGCACGCTCGACCCGCATCGAGTCGCAGATGTCGTTCACGAGACGCGTGTACTCGGGCCACTTCTTGTACGTGCGCATGCGCTGCATGCGCGCGTGCAGGTCCGGCTGCCGCGACGCGCCCGGGTGCAAGAGCACGTCGAGCACGAGCAGTTCATCGTTGAGCGTCTGGAAGCGCATCACGCGGTCGCGCAGCCGGGCCGAGTTGGTGCTCGACGCCGCACGCGCGACGGTTTCCGACAGGCCGACCTGACGCTCGGCCCCCATGTGGGCGAGCGAAGCGAGTTCGTCCCACCGCATCACGGCGAGGTTGAAGTAGTCGCGCATGAAGCGCGGCATCTCCTCGGGCGTGTCGAGTCGGAGCGACGCCTTGTCGAGCAGGAACTTCTCCTCGCCGCCCGGGTACGCCGACATCTGCGTCTTGAGCGTCTCGTCGATGCTCGCGGTGCGCCCGGCGAGTTCCTTGAGGCCACCGTCGACGGCGTTCCACTCGTCCTCGGTGACGAACCGTCCCTTGTTCTGCTTGAGTTGCAGTTCGTTCAACTGCCGAGTGATGTCGAGCGTGTGCTTGCGCAGCCCGTCCGGCGTGCTCAGGTCCGGCTTCAGGTCCAGTTCCACCTTGCTCATGAAGTCGCTCCCATCGCGGCCGAGGTCATCCACCGGGACAACGGGTCCGCATCGTTGTTGCGTTCCGGGCTTTGTCTCGCCCCATCACCGGGGCGGGTGCCGACGACCGCCGTCACACCACGGTCGAGAGCGACCTCCCGCCAACCGTCCGACTCGAAGTGTCTCATGTTCTGCTGCTCGAACGCCAAACCGAGCGCCGTCACCTTCATCCGGTCGACTCGGAAATCGTGGTCGCGAGCCCAGCGCTTGGCCTGCGCCGGACCGGTGAAGCGGCCCTGCTGGACCTCGATGCGCTGCACGTTCGCGCGCAGACCGGCCTGCCCGAACGAGAGCCCGAGGAAGCCCGTGGCGCGCTGACCGCGCTCGCTCGCGAGCCATTCGTCGAGTGTGCCCGTGCCGTTGCTCCTGAACCACTCGCCATTCGCTCGCTTCGCGGCGATGAGCATGGCGGGGTCGATGTCGAGCGAGCCCGGGGGACAGGCACGCATGAGCGCCCCCGCCGCTGGTGTCACAGCACCATCTGCCCCCGGGTCACTCGGGACGAACGTGCTCGTGTCCTTCTGGCCGCCGCGATAGACGTGGCTCACCTCGTTCGCGGCCGTGATGCCGCTGAACTCGTACTCGCAGAAGCCACGGTCCTCGTAGATGTCGCCCGGGATGTGCGGGCACGCGTGAATCGAGCGCCCGCAGATGTTGCAATCCTGCCCCGTGCAACGCCACGAGATGCTCACCTCGCGGAAGATGCCGAGGTCGACGCGACGCAGGTGCGCCTCGCCCTCCGCGTCGCGCGGCACGTAGTAGAGCGCTTCGAGCCAGTGCTGGTCGCGCGAGTCGAGATTCGGGTCCTCGATGCGGGTCACGCGCGCGTTGAAGATGCGACCGACGGGCACCCCACGAGTGTCGTGGCCGTACAGCGCAGGCGCTCCCGGCAGCAACTCGGCCGCTTCGTCCAACGCCTCGCGACTGAAGCGCGAGTAATAGAAGTCCCGCTGAGAGTTCGCGACGAGCATGCCGCGCACGGCGAAGTCGTCCTCGGTGAGCGTGCGCCCAGCGAACTGCTGCACCTCGTTCAAGTACTGCTTGCGAATCGAGCGCTCTTGTTCGGGCTGGAGCCAGAACGAGAGGCCGACGCGGCGGTCGCGCGCGGCGTCCTGACGTGCAGCGACGAAGATGGAGTTCATCGGGTCACCGTCCTCGAAGCGGCCTCGGTCTTGGGCGGCTTGCCGCAACGCGGACAGACCACCTTGAGCACGTTCTCGTAGCCCTCTTGTAGCTGGAACGTCATCTTGCACTCGTCGCAGGTGTAGACGGGCGCGCTGCGGGCGTCGGGCCGTTCACTCACTGAGCCATTCCTCCAGCGTCATGACGTGTCCGTTCATGCGAGCGCGGATGGCATCTGGCACCGGCGCGGCCTTCACGGTGGCGTCGGTGACGGCCACGAGAGTACACCGGCAGTTGATGGTTTCGCCCGGGTCGTTCGCGTTCGGGTCGCCCGGGAACGCGAGTCGAGCGCCGCTCGTGCTCACGAACACGTCGTCGAGCGGGACCTGCACGCCGTCCAGTTCGCGATGCGTCTCGCGCACGTGCTCGTCGCCAGCGGTGAGCCACTCCTTCATCTCGACGACCTTCGACTGGCGATAGCCCTCCTCGGTGCCGAAGTTGAACGCGGCCGCCGTCTCGGTGCGCCCGATGCGGGCCGCGCGCGAGATGCGCTCGTTCATGACGCCGTCGATGGCCTCGATGACCGAGCCGACGTTGCCCCCGGACGCGAGCACCTCGCCGATGGTTTCGCGCAGCGCATCGCGGGTCGTGTTGTCGATTTGCGTGATGAGCTTCGCGCCCTTGAGTGCGATGTACTCGCGCGCTGCCGCCCCGTGCAGGGCGAAGGCGAGGTCGAGCCCGAGTTCCGCGAGCGCCTCGTCCCCGGCGTCCGAGACGATGGCGCGCACGAGCCGCCGCGCCTTCGCGATGGCGTCCGGGTCGTGTAGCTCGCGCAAAAGCTCGTCGAGGTCGTACGAGCGCACCGTGCGCAGCCGTGCCGCCTGCTCGTGGGCGTTCTGCCTGAGACGCCGCTGCTGTGCGGCGAAGTGCCTGCGAGCAAAGGTGGTTACGCGTGCCTCCTGCGCACGCAGTCGCCGGTCGCGACGCAGGCGCTGGAGTTCGCGCCCACCGGCCCGGTCCTCTCGCTTCGCCGCTTGGGGGGTATCCTGCGGCATCGGCTGCTGGTTGTCGGGCACGATGGGCGCTGGAGGATTCTTGGCGTTCTCGACGTCGACCTCCGCGAGCGAGCGCGCCGTGCGCGTGTCGGTGAGCGTCGTGGGCACGAGGATGTCGTCGAGCCCCTCGTCCTCCGGCCGCTCGGGCAGCCCCTGCCGGTCGCGTGCTTCGGCGCGCGAGATGTGCGGCGCACCCGTGGCCTTGTTCCACATCTCGGCCTGCTTGAGCCACGACTCGACCATCACGGGGTCGTTGCTGAAGTCGTACTCACACGTGACACCGAAGCCGAACTCGCCGCTCATGAGCAGCGCCTCGTTGAGCTTCTCGCTGATGCGGCGCGCGGCGGGCATGACGCCGAAGCGCAGGAACAGCATCATCGACACGCTCGCGACGTCCGAGTTCAGGCCGCCGCCACCTTCGACCTCGCCCGCGAGCATGGGCGGAATCTTGAACAGCTTCAGCATCTGGTTCGCGGTGAGCTTGTTCGCTTCGATGAAGTCCATCTCGGCCATCGTCAGCCCAGCGCGCGTGAACGCGAGCTTCTTCGGCAGGAACACCGGGTCCCACGAGTTCTCGATGCCCTGATAGCGCTGGCGGAACTGCGCCTTGAGTCGCGCGATGTCGTCGTCGTCGATGCTCTGCTCGGTCGAGTAGTGCCCGGCGACCATGCCGCCCTTGCCGTAGAACAGGCGCTGGAAGCGCCCCGCGTCGCGCTCCGTCTCGTACGCCATCTGCAGCGCTTGCAGTCGCGACACTCCGAGCGCGCCCATCTGCGGGTCGTAGCGCTTGAAGTGAATGATTTGGTCCCGGGGCACGTCCACCGAGCGCCCGCCGTCCTTGACCTCGTAGCGCACCGTGGTGCGTCCGGGACCACGCACGGGACTCACCGTCTCGGGGTTGAGCATCCAGAACTGCTGGATGCGACGGCCGCTCGTGCCGTAGTCCTTGAACAGGAACGCGTTGCCGTAGACTTCGAGCGAGCCGACCAAGTCCTCGGTGAGTTCGTAGCCCGTCTGCTCCGTGTTCGCCGCCGCCCAGAGGTCGACGATGTTGCCCTTCTTGCGCGGCACCTCGGTCTTGTTGTCGCCCTCGCCCGTGTAGAAGCGCAGCGGTGTCGCGGCGAGCGTGCTCTGGTACAACTCGACGCAGAACTGAATCGTCGGCACGCACTTGTACGCGAACGGGTAGTTGCTCGCTTCGAGCGGCAGGTACCAAGGGGCGTTGAGTCGCCACGGCTCGCCCATCGGGATGTCGCGAGCGGAGA